TAAGAATACATCACAATCAAAATTTTCCTCTAATACAAATGGTATTACTTCTATTAATTTTTCATGTGGTATTTCATCAGCATCGATTTGAAAGATGTAATCGCCATTACAAAAACTGGTTAATTTGTTTTTCCAGTCAGCAAAATGACGATTAAATTTTCCTTTGTGCCAATGGAATTCTCCATTTTGGGAGTGGGTACGGAGAAAGTTCTCCACTTCGAGGTCACCATTTGCTTCATCAAATAAAATCACAATATTATCTTGTATGCGTTTGTGTTGAAGCAAAAAGTGCACTAAACGCTGAATTTCTTTAAATTCATTACATACTGTGATTGCATAACTTATTTTCATAGGATTTTATTCAGGTAATACTTCAATATACGAAAGAGCATCCATGTATTCACGCTCAGGAAACATTCTTAACGTAGTCATATCCATTCTCCATTCATAAAATTCACCTTTTCGATTAGGAATTGGATATTTTTCCTTTTCTTCCTCTAAAACAGGTACTGCTTTTACAGCTGCCCAACCCCATTGTTCTTTAGAGGGACCGTTAGCAAATACCATTCCTTTTTCATGAACGTTTACCATTGATGGTAACCATACTAATCCATTTTCCTCTTTATAAAGTAAATCTTTATAAAGTTCAGGAAGAACTTCTAATTGTTCTATATAAAACGGTTCATCTTCTTTCATTAAAGAATTAGTTTGATAACCACATCCGTAACAAAATTGAGTTGTTATATCTTGATTTACTACATCAATATAGCATGCATCTGATCCACATTTGGAACAAGTAGTTAAATTATCCATTATTCTACGGGTTTTAATTTAGGTAATTCAATTTTTTTAAGTGAAGGTAATTTTAATTTTACTTCTTTAGGGAATTCAGGAATATATTTAGTTAAATAAATATCAAATAACTCAGCCATTTTTTCCCAATTAAATTCTGTTTTACTTTTATAGGATTGACGTTTAGCATTTTCAGTATATTTCTTATGATTTTCATAAACATCTCTTAAGAAAAAACCTATATGACCTAAATCAGGAGCAAACCATTGAGAATCAGCTAATAAAAATTGATTAGCGGCACTTGGGTGTACATTATTTAATGTACCTCCTACTAAACAATTGAATTCAGGATCTAAAAAATCCATATGACCTGACCAAGCTGAGGTAATAATTGGTTTTTTAATAAGGCTAAATTCGAGTAGCGGGCGACCAAAACCTTCCCCTTTAGTTAAGTTAACCATTGCCTTAACTTTTGGATGATTATAAAGTTCATTTATTTCTTCATCAGAAAATTCTCCATGAAGTAAATAAATATTAGGTAAATTTTTAGAATTTACAGTTTTTCTAATCATTTTAATTTTTCGAAGAATTTCTTCTCTATCAACATATGATGCTCCTACTTGAGAGGCTTTTAAGATTAATGCTGGTTTTTTGGTTTTATTTTTAAAGGTTTCATAAAATGCTTTTACAAGTAAACCAACATTTTTCCTATCTTCACCTAATTCTCCTTGCATCCAATGTCCCACAAACAAATAAGCAAACTCTTCTTTAATATCATTTAAATTAATATTTTTTACTTTAGATGGATCAATAACTTTATAAATATCAGTGTTTGCACCTTCAAAAAGAACTTCTACTGGTTTTTTTAGTTCAATAAATTCTTCTAAATTATTAGTTTCTTTATTTCTTTTTTCAAATTTAGTTTCAACTAATACTTTTTTAGCATGTTCTGAGGAGACAATATTTAAATCCATTCTGTTACAACCTTCAATAAATTCACCTGGACAGACTGTGGTTTCAATTCCTGCTGTAAATCCAATGTTGTATCTTCCTGCTGGCTGGAATTCATTTGGAACTGTAATTTGAGCCCAAATATCTGGTTGTTTTGGGAGTTGATTATTAAGAAGATTTAATTGGTAAAGGGATTCCCATTCAGGATTATCTTTACAAAATCCAAAAGGTGTATTTCCCCATCTTTGGGACATTAATCTTATATCGTATTTATCAGTTTTTATAAGGGCTTTAATCAAATCTCTTGAACGGGCACCATAGCCGCTGTAGGTATCATAAGGACAACTGATTACAAATAGTGGTTTCATTTTAATATAACAATTTATGATTTATAATTCTATCTTCTACTTCATTAACATTAATTAATTCATATTTTTCTCTTGGTTTCCAAGTTTTAAATAATTCATTAAATGCTTCTATTATTCTTTGAGCTTGGTGTTTTGATGTAAATCCAGCTTCATTTCCTGTGGCCCATTCTCTTCCTATATTACCTAAACGTCTACGTTCTTCGTCTCCTAAGTTATATAGTTCTAAGATTTGTTTAGCCGCATCTTCGGGTTCACATCTATCATCCCAAATATAAGGTGTTGGAGGAGAACCTACTAAAGAACGTGAGGTTGGATAAACTGGGAAGGCCCATTCACCATGTTTGCGAATTGTACCTCGGTTATTGGAAGGAAAATCGGCATCAAAATCAATCCATGTTCCATCTTCAAATTCAAAACGCATTTGATCTTGCATACCACCTGTTACATTAGCAATAATTGGTTTTCCACACAAAATAGCTTCTGTTAAACTTAATCCCCATCCTTCATTTGAAGTTAAAAGAATTTGTGCATCGCAACTATTATAAAGGAAATTCATTTGTTCCGTTGTAATCATACCACCTGAAGAGAAAACAACATTATATTGATCTCCATTAAGTAATAATTCCTGGACTGCATTTAAATCAGTACCATGTTCATTGACTATTTCAGTATGAAGAACTAAACAACATTTTTTAGCTTGTTCAATAGGTAATTGGTCTATAAAATGTCTATAAGCCAACATGGTATCAGGAATTTGTTTACGTCTAATATTTCTAGAATTAAATAATAAAACAAATTCATATTCTTTTCCTTGAAATAATTTTTTCTTGAATTCTAATAATTCATGATTATTTTTATCTAAAGGTTTAAAAACATCTGTGTTTAACCCATGAGGAACATATTTAATAATTTTATTTTGGGCTTTTTCTTTTAAAACTAACTTATTAATATTTACTGTTTGTTTTGAAATTCCCATCAATAAATCACAAGCTTCATAAAATGCTTTATTATAATGGGGAGCTGGGTAATCATCCCAAATATTTAAATATGCAATAGGAATATGTTTTCTGATTTCATTCTCAATCATAAACAACCAATCAAAATAACGTGGATCGGTAATTAACATAATTGCATCTGGTTTTTCGGAATCGATTAAATATCTAATCAAATCTGCATTTCCGTATCCTGAAACTGGATAAAGTGTAACTGAGGAATCTTCGATTTTAGCTATATCATTAGTAGAAGGTGATAAATCTAAACGTTTTCCTTCTTCAGGATGTTTAACTGCCCCTCCTACATTTATCCAATTAAAATGATGTGCTGTATGAAGAACAATTTCTCTACCTACAGTAGCTATTCCAGAATGTACTCGAATATCATCACAAATTAGTAGGATTTTTTTTCTTTGATCCCGAGGGATATAATCAAAACTAGTGTTCATGTAACTTTAAATTTAGTTTATTTTTCTATTTCTAGACTGTTGTGGTTATGGATTTTTTTACGAAAATCATCATCGGTAAGATACAAATGAATTGCTCGATCGGCAAGTTTTTGTAGAGAAAATTTATATTTTACACAAGAAATTTTAAAATTTTCAAATAATTCACTTTGTACTTTTACAGAAGTTAGGGTCATATCTTTTTTACTCATAGCTTTTATTATTTTAATATCATATATAAATATATAAAAAGATACTAAAGTATGCCCTTATTGCAAAGTTCTTTATTGTTATTAAAGGGGCAATAGTTGCAATTCCATTTACTAGGATTAGGTTCAAAAGTTTTTTCCTTATAGGAGTTATCGGGATTAAACACACTAGTTATAAAATTTTCTACTAATTGAGATGCTTTATTCAATTTAATTTTTCCACTAGGTGGAGTATAAGCTTGAATTCGGGAAATAGGGAAATCAGAATTTTCTCTAACTTTTCGTTTAACTATAAAGAATTCAACATCAATATTTTCTTCTGGGAAGTTATATTGTTTGGAAAAATATTTTTTATATAAAACAAGTTGAGTTTGTTTTACCTCATCTTTTTTAGTTTTTTCATCCCAACCTCTAGTAGATGTTTTAATATCTAAAATTTTAATCTTATTTGTAGTTTCATTATAAAAAACAACATCTAGATATCCCTTATATATAAGATTTTTATACTCATAATGTGGATGAATAGTAATTGGAACTTCACATCCTATTAAATACCAACCTTTTTTACTAAAATATCGATTTTTTTTCTTCTTTAAATACTTTAGTATTTCCATCCCATCTTCGTAAAATTCAGCTATTTCTTCTGAGTTGCTGAAATGGATATTTTTATTTGATTTGTAATCTTTCAAATAAGTTTCTCGAAGACGTTCCTCAAAATATGATTCTATATCAATTCTATCAGCAGCAGCACCACTTTCTTCATACATAACTGTAAGGTAATGTTGAATAGCTTCATGTAGTGCTGTACCAAAAGTCATATGGATAGATGATTCACTCGTGTAATGTCCTTCTTTATATTGAAGTGCCCATTTACGAGGACAAGAAGAATACATAGATAACTGACTAAAAGAGATTGTTTTTTCAACTGCATAGTTGGTTTCTCTTTGAGGGTATAGTCTAACTTCTTTTACTATAGAGGGTATTTTCTTTTTAGCCAAAACTTATTTTTTCCATTTATCTTTCATTACTAAAGACGCGATAATGCCGTAATTAGAAATGTCTAAAAAACTATCCATCATAGTTTCACCATTAACATAATTAGCACCATCCCGTTTTAATAAATTTTTTAAACGGTTTACTTTATCATTACAACGCAACCAAATCCCGGTTAAGGACAATTTAATATCTTCTGATTCCTCTAAATTGGTACCTAAAGAAATATTACCTAAACCATAATCCATCATTTTTTGAGCAAACAATTCATATTGCTCTTGTTGAGCTTGTTTCCAAGCTTCAGCTAATGTTGGATATGTTTTTTCAAAATCTTTTACTGCTTTTTCTTTACTATGCATAAATTACAAAACTAATTCTTTTAATAACTTTTCACTTTCTTTATCCCCGATCCCTCTTTCAAATAATATTTGTTCAATTCCTGTTTTTCGAAGAATGTAGGTATATTCTTCTGCTTCTCCTAATGAACATTGGAAATGGTCAGCAATATGAATTAATAAAGAATCGGGTGTTCTTTTTTGGGTAGACTTGATGTACTTTAAAAACATCTTTTTTTTAGGAATCATTGATCTGTATGTATTATAAATTGTTTCTTTATCATTCATAGGGAATTTTTGCACAACATTTGTGATATCAATATATCCCTGATACATACTTAGAAACCTATGGATCATGTAAGAATTAAATGATTCTTGTTGATCTTCTGTAAATTCAGACCAAAGTTTTTTCTCATAAGTGATTTGGTTTAACCAATCAAATATGGTAAAAGATGTTTTATTAGTTTTAGGTCTAGCCATTACTGGTTTTTAAATTCTTCTTGTAAATCTTTTGGTAATAAATCTACTAAAATTCTTCCAGTTTTCACATCATAGAAACAAGGGATTGGAATAACTCCATCTTCAGATGTACCTGAAATGAATTTTGATACTCGGCGTAGGATTACTCCTTCAGCAAATACTTGGTTTCCATCTTCGGAAACGATAGATTTTGTGTTTTTAATGTCTATGTTAAGACCCATTTGTTGATTACTCATTTGTTTTTTTTTTCGTTTTTATATTCTATAAAATCATGGATAAATCCAGCAGCTACAATTATATTCATTCCTAATGACATTAATACCTCATGTATATCAGCGTATATAGATGTCATTAAGTGGATATGACCAATAGTCCAAAACGGTATTGAAAGATTGCTAGATACCCAAGATAATGTATACTTTAGGAAATATTTCATTTTAATTCCATTAATCGGGCAATTAAAGCCATACAATTAATTTCTTTATCTAATCTAAAATTAGCTTGATAACTATATTCATTTATGTAAATCGCAACCATTCCTTCATTACCTGTAGCATATTTGGGGGCATTATCATATAAAAAACGATAAAGTTCTTCAAAGTCTTGAACATTAGCATTTGCTATGATTTGGCGTATTCCGTTAAAACTTGGTTTGGGTTGAGATAATTCTTTAACTACTTGATTCATGTAATTAGAAGATACAATTACTGATTTATCTAATTTAATTTCATCTCCATCAACACTCATTTGTAATGTGTTGAGCATTTTACGAATGTCAGGATAAAATTGATTGATAACAGTTTTTAAATCATCTAATCCCATTCCTACTTCTTCCTCCTTAAGAATATCTACAATGTGATATGCAATTTCTTGTTTTGAAGGAGGTACAATTTTAAGTACTTGACAACGAGATTGAAGAGGATCGATGATACGTTCAACATAGTTACAAGTTAAAATAAAACGTGTAGTACGGGAAAATGTTTCAATTATGTTTCGGAGGGATGCTTGTGCTTGGATTGTAAGAAAATCTGCTTCATCCAAAATAACAACTTTAATTGATTTAAAAGAAGCTACTGATGCAAAACCTTGAACTTTATCTCTAATAGTTTCAATTCCACGTTCATCGGAGGCATTGATATAAAGGTAATCACAATCTAAATTATTAACAATAAGTTTAGCAAGAGTAGTTTTACCTGTTCCAGCTGGGCCGTAGAAAATAAAATTTTGGATGTCGTTTTGACCTAGATATTGTTGGATGGATTTCTTAATAGTTTCATTACCAACATATGAATCTAGATTTTGTGAGCGGTATTTTTCAACCCAAAGTGTATGTTGTTTTCTATTCATAATCGCCATATATATCAAAACGTTTAGGTGGTTCAGGTTGAATTTCTACTTCTTCTGTGCGTATAACATACAACTTTCCTTGTAAAGGGGCAAGTCTAAATTCTGCTTTTTCACCTGTTTTTTGGAACCATGCCTCTAGGGTTTCAGTGATTGAATTGTAGATTGTTTTATCCTCTACTAATGTCCATCGATCACCTGGAGGAACTCGATTTGCCATAACTTCAAGAAATTCTTGTGTTTCTACTTTCATAACTTAATTTGTTCTTTAAGATACGGCAGTAGATCTTCATAGGGATAATTCAAAACTGATCCATTTACTGCTAATCCAAACCAAATATAACTATCTGGTTGGGCTGGTGTTGGGAGAAAATTAATTGTACTAATAATGTATTTTTTCTCTTTAACTATAATTGGTTTTCCTATAAGATCTACTGCGTCTCTCATCTTTTAAAATTTAAAACATTCCACCCATTCCTCCAAATCCAGCGTCGGAATCTTTATTTTCTTCGGGTTTATCAACAACTACTGCTTCTGTTAGTAAAATAGTACCTGCTACTGAAGCTGCATTTTCAAGGGCTGTTCTTGTTACTTTAGCAGGATCGATAATACCATCTTCTTTCATACTAACAAATTCATCTGTTTTAAGATTATATCCATCCCAATATGTACCATTTTTTATAGTATTAATCACATGGTAAATATATTCTTGTTCGATTCCAGCATTGGTAAGGATCTTTTTCATTGGAGCAGCACATGCGCTATATACAATTTCTGATCCCATATCAACTACATCTAGGGATTCACGAGCATGTAAAAGGGCAACACCTCCACCAGGTACAATACCTTCTTCAAGAGCAGCTTTTGTTGCTTGAAGTGCATCATCTACGCGGTCTTTTTTCTCACGCATTTCAGCTTCAGTAAATCCACCTACGTGTACAATTGCTACACCACCAATAAATTTAGCTAAACGTTCTTGTAATTTTTCTTTTTCGTATGGAGAAGTTGATTTTTCAATTTGTGATTGAAGTTCTTCAATACGAGCAGAAATTTGATCTGCATCTCCTTTACCATCAACAATAGTTGTAGTATCTTTATTTACTGTAACTACTCGAGCTTCACCAAACCAATTCCAATCAAAACGATCTAATTTCATACCTTTTTCAGTACTAAATACTTGACCACCTGTTAGAATAGCAATATCCTCAAGAATTAATTTACGACGATCTCCAAAATCAGGAGCTTTAACAGCAACTACTTTTAAAATACCACGAGCTTTATTTACAATTAAAGTAGCAAGTGCTTCACCTTCAATATCTTCAGCAATAATCAATAATGATTTATTTTGATTTGATACTGCTTCTAATACAGGAAGTAATTCTTTTACTTGAGTGAATTTTTTATCTGCAATCAGTATTAAAGTATCTTGAATACTAGTACTCATACTATTATTATCTGTTACAAAATATGGAGATTTATAACCACGATCAAACTGCATACCTTCTACTGTTTCAAGATATGTTTCACCGTTTTTAGATTCTTCAATAAACACAACTCCTTCACGACCTACTTTTTCCATTGCCGTAGCAATCAATTCGCCTACTTCTGGATCATTATTTGCTGAGATAGTAGCAATTTGTTTTAATTGATCTTCGTTTGAAATGTCTTCTTTAATTTCAGTACGAATAGTATCAATAATTGTTTTAACTGCTTTATCAATACTACGTTTGATTTCAACTGCATTAGCTCCATTATTTAAATAAGTTAAACCTTGTTTAACCATTTCTTGAGCCAACAACGTTGATGTTGTAGTACCATCACCAGCGTGATCTGCTGTTTTAATAGCGGCTTGTTTTACCAATTGAACCCCCAATTCTTCAATTGGATCTTCCAATGAAATTGAACGTGCTACTGTTACTCCATCTTTTGTTGATTGTGGAATACCTTGATTTGCAATA